TTGCGAAAGATCGCAGAACGGGAACCCCTCCTCCTCCCCATCACCCGCAAGATCGCTGAACTCCGAAGCCTTGGTGTATTCCTCTCAACCTTTGTCAACGCTCCGCTCGACATTGACAGCCGTATGCGATGCTCTTTCAACATCGCCGGGACTGAAACTTATCGTTTCTCCTCGTCAAAGAACGCCTTCAACTCCGGCCTCAATCTACAAAATATCCCTAAGGGAGGTGGCGACGACGAACTCGAGTTGCCCAACGTTCGAAGTCTCTTTGTCCCCGATCCTGGGATGACGTTTTTCGACATCGACCTTTCCAGTGCCGACTTGCGCATCGTCGTCTGGGAGAGTGACGAGCCGGAGTTCAAAGCCATGCTCAAAGCCGGTGCCGACCCCTACACCGAGATCGCTAAGGAATTCTACAATGACCCTTCCATCACGAAAGCTGATCCCAGACGTCAGACATTCAAATCTTTCGCCCACGGGACTAACTACCTGGGGACAGCTAAGGGTTTGGCGGAGCGCCTTGGCCTTTCGGTTCATGATGCCGAAAAAACGCAAAAGTGGTATTTTGGGCGTTTTCCCAAGATCAAAAAATGGCAAGATGACCTCAAGGACCAAGTCTACAAACGTCGTATGGTTCAGAACGTCTTCGGGTATCGTTGCTACTTCTTCGACCGCATCGAGGGCACGATCTTCAACCAAGCTGCCGCGTGGATACCTCAATCGACTGTCGCGTGCCTTATCAACCGCGCGTATGTCGCGATCTACGAACAGTTGAAAGACGTTCAAATCCTCCTACAAGTTCACGATTCGCTCGCGGGACAGTACCCCACACACTTGGGCGACTGGATGGTTAAGCAAATCGTCGAGAAGGCAGAAATTCCCTTGCCCTATGCCGGTGATCCGCTTACCATCCCTGTCGGAGTTAAAACATCTATAGCATCGTGGGGAGATTGCGGTTAATGCGAAATCATGCAGATTGGCTCACTGCCTTTATGGACTATGCCTCCTACGGGGAAGCGCCACGTCACATGTACTTCTGGTCGGGGGTATCCGCTCTTGCAGGTGCGCTTCGCCGGAAGGTTTGGATCGACCAAGCGTATTTCAAGTGGTATCCGAACATGTACATCGTCCTCGTAGCGCCTCCGGGTATCGTGTCGAAGTCAACAACCGCTGGCATCGCCATGAACCTTTTGCGCAAGGTGCCGGGGATCAAGTTCGGCCCAGACGTCGTGACATGGCCAGCACTCATCGGGGCGTTTGCCGAATCGACTGAAGGCTTCGACTACGAAGGGGCAATTCACGCAATGTCAGCGCTAACGCTAGAGTCTTCCGAATTCGGCAACCTTCTAAACCCGCAGGACAAGGACATGGTTGACTTGCTCGTTGCGCTGTGGGATGGCAAGCCCGGCACGTTCGAAAAGAAGACGAAGCACAGTGGGAACGACAGCGTCGAAAACCCCTGGATCAACCTCATCGCTTGCACGACCCCATCCTGGATTGCAGGCAATTTCCCCGAGTACATGATCGGAGGGGGGTTTACCTCCCGCTGCATTTTCGTGTATGCCGACGCCAAGGCAAAGTACGTGGCCTACCCGGGCCTAACCGTGCCCCCAAACCTCGACGCGATGGCGGACAAACTCGTCCAGGACCTTGAGCACATTAGTACCCTCACCGGCGAATTCACGCTAACCCCTGGGGCCGTGGCATGGGGCGAGGCATGGTACAAACGGCATTACACCGTGCGCAGCGCGAACCTCGACGATGACCGCTTCGGGGGTTACATCGCACGGAAACAAACCCACATCCACAAGCTGGCCATGATCCTCTCCGCATCCAGCGGCGACACCATGAAGATCACCGACGAGCATCTCGTCATCGCGGATCAAATGGTCACGGACCTCGAACCTGACATGCAGTTCGTCTTTTCCAAGATTGGCAAGTCCGACAACGCCCTCTACGCGGAACGCCTGATCTGGTTCGTACATTCCAAGGGCAAAGTCCCTTACCACGAAGCCTATCGTTACGTCCACAGCTATTTCCCGTCCATGCGGGATTTCGAGGACATCCTGTCCGGTTGCGTCCGCGCCGGGTATGTTAAGCTCGAACAGTCCGGCGGTACGATGATGCTGGCAGCGGGGGAGCAACTCCCTACCGCAGGTTCCAAAGATTAGCCCTTCGGGGCTTTTCTCGCGTAGAACAGTGTCCTGTCCCCGAACAGATAGAACCCGACAGCCCCTGCAAAGTTGTCCACGGCGTCACTCGACTGCCCGTTGAGCTTCAGCCAAGCCCACGTACCCAGCACAACTCCAGCCACGCCAGGCCGCATCAAGCGCACGACTGCTTCGACCCAAAGGTAAGACGGGTTCGTACCCCCGGCTTCGTTCATGACCCTGAACATTTCCAAGTCCTGCTTTCGCATTTGCAGGTATTCTTCAATGTTCGTCGGCTTGTAGCCGTCAGTCTGCACGAAGCGCCCGATCAACGCCTTGCCAAGGTCAACGACCAACGGCCCGAAGGCCGCGAGGATTGTTACTGGGTCCATCATGGGTACACCTTTGCGGAAAGTTGAAAGTGCGGACCGTCTTTAAACGTGCGCCAGTCCCCGCCCCATTCCACCGGAATGTCGAGTTCCCCTGCCGCAAGCTTCATCGCTTCAGCGATCTTTCTGTAAAGTGGCCAGTCCCAGCGAATCTGCCCATCGACGATCGCACCAAGGTCGATTGCGTGCCCGGTAAGATGCCGGGAGTTCATCGTCCGCGATGCACCTGCAAAGACAAGTTGCTCTTGCCGTGCCCGCGTCCGTACACCTTCCAGCACGGCGAAGTCAATCTCCGAGTAGTCCAGCGCAAGCCGAACAACCTTGACCAGATCAGGGTGCACACCCTTGAGCCGTTCTTCCGACATCGCACTGAACTTCCACATGACCGTTACTCCAAGTTACGCAGTTTGTAGATCGTCGACAGGTACAACGCTGCGAGGTCGTCGACCATGTTTTCCAGTGCACGCACGCCTTCGGCAATCTTCGATCGGTTCTGGTCAAGCCAGCCTGCGTCGCGTTCGAGCACCTTCAAAATGTCGAGGTTGTCGCCGGGCTGCAGATCAACGTCACCGATGAGGCCGAAGTTCCCTTGATAGGTCTCCACGATGCCGTCGATCTTGTCAATGACCCCATCGTAAAAGTCGCCCAGCGCAACATGCCGCGCATAACTGCCTTTGCCCTTGGCGTTCCAATGCGCAAGATGCGCCGCGTTCCGCGCAGCGAACACTCGCGCGACAAGTTCCTTAATCATCGTCGTTTCCTTGTATGTGTTTCTTGGCGAGTTTCAGGTGCTGCCACTTGAACCAGATGTTGACGAGCAGACCGGCAAGCGCGATAGCGATGCCAGCAAAAGCCGCGAACTCGTTCGCCGTAAGGCCAAAAAAGACGGCCCCTGCAGAGCCGCCGTAGGTCGCGGCCGAAGCTGCTTTGGTTACGATTAGTTCGTTGTGGGTCATGCAGACTCCTCAGGCAAAGGTGGCGGGATCAGGCCGAGTTCGACCTTCTCCCCCTCCGTCAGCGCATCGCCAACTTCGATATCAGGCCGAGGGGCGGCGGTAAAGCCGACAGCGACCTCAGCCTCCACAACTTCCCGCACAACGTAGTCAGCCCCAAGTACGATAAATTTTGTCATGATTAAACCTCTGAAAGAAGAATAGCGCCCTGCTTACCATACTGAGGGCCGAAGCCGACTAGATAAGGATAAGGCTCGTTTGCGTTAAGAGTAATCGTGCCGAGTGTAACATACCCAGAACCACCACCGTAAGAACCCACTGCGTTGGTGTCTTCACCCTGCCCCCAGCCATCGTCGCCGTAACCCGTGCCACCGGTTCCTCTGGAAGGGCCTGACACGAAAACAGTACTTCCGGCCACGAAACCTGTTCGCACAGTTCCAGGGGCTGCGGCAAGGCCGTTGAATTGCGTCGACTGCCCGTCGGTGCCCGACGAAGCGCCGCCCCCGCCGATGACAGTTGCGTTGTAACTTTTTGTCGAAGACGAGATCATCAGGGGCAAGGTGGACAGAATCACTCTGTTAGTGCCTGAACTGCCTTGTGAGTTGTACGTCGACATGGAAAAGAACTTTCCGGTCGCGGTGACAAACGAGGACGGCCCTGGATGACTGCTGTAACTAAAGCCATACCCGTTCTGGGCGCTGAGATCAGCGGTAAAGGTAAAAGCTACTGTTCCGCTGTTTTTTGACAACTGGATATTCCGCAAAAACATAGCCGATGCGGAGTTAACACTTGCCAAGTCCAGGTAGGTCAGCATGGAGTCAGAAAACTTCGACGGAATTGCGCCGTAGCTGTCAGTACCCGCTGCGTAGGCTGCCGACCGCCGGGCGCCGATCGTCAGGGTGCTGCCTACAACGCTGATAGGATACGTCCCTGCCAACGTGTTGTAGGTTACTACAAACTGATCGTGCAAAGCCAGTGAAGGATGGACAGTTGGGCTATCCATGGGATAGGAGTTCGGAGACGCCCCCGCAAATTCTGTAAAAGTAACAGCCGACCCGCCCTGCAGCCAGCCTAACGCATTGTAATAAGTCGATCCGGAGGTGCCGTAGGTCAACTGCGCAGTATCCACCACGGCGGCGTCAGTCACCACAACCTTGTACTTGTTGTTGTTTGCAAGAACGTAATACCCCCCGCTACGACTCCAGTACCAATGCCCGGATGTGCTCCAGGGGTAATTGGTTGCGGTAGTTGTCGTAAAAATCGCTGTGCCGTACTCACCATTGTTGTTCGAGTTCGCAATCGAGACAGCCGTTCCATCCGCTTTTACGTGCATGGCAAAAAAGTTACTCATCCGGTCAGCCGGCGAAGCTCCGGAGAGCGTGACGCCGAACTGTGTAAAAGTGAGGCTGGTAAGGTCGAAAGTCCAGACCTTAGACTCGTAAGGGCTGGTACTAGCCTGCGAAGCGAAGATCCAGAACTTTCCGGCAACGGGCCAGTTAAATACTCCGGAATAGCCTGCGGCGCTGCTCCAGCCAGAACTTGCGGGTGTGCTGTACGTCGTAACCGCACCGCTTGGCAGTGCAACTTTTCTGATCTCCAGACCCGCCGCCACAAAACTGAAGAAGTAAAGCGCGCTGTTGTATAGTCGGATGGTGAGAAGGTTGCCCGCAAAAGGCGGCGCACCAGCTTTCCAGCTGTAGACAATGCTCAAGTTCTCGTCATACACGACGCCTGTAGCTTGGGTACTGCCGGAATAGTTTGCAGGCCCGTTTACATAAGTGTAATTGCTAAGAGGGTCTTGGAGAACGCTGGTATGGGCCGGGCCGGAAGTCCACTGCTGTTCCGCGACAGAGTTCTGACGACGACTGTTAGCTGTTGCGTAAGAAGTCCCGCCGTCATACCCCCAGAAGCCCCCGGGAATCGCGGAGCTGGCGGAGGTTGTGACGGAGTCTTTTATCGTCGATGATACGTTACCGCACAGTGTGCTGAGCTTCAGTGTTGCAGCGCTTACGCTGTTTCCAAAAAGTGAACGTCCCATTTCAATTACTCCTCATAACCATAGATGTTGACGGATGTGTCAGCTGAGCTGGCGTACACCACCAGCAACTTCCCGGCCGACAGGCGGACCCCGGTTCGTTCCAGTACGCCGTTCACGGGGATAGCCGCCCCGTACTCGAGAAACTCTTCCGACAACGGTGTCGCGCTAGCAGCAACCGCCACGCGGACAGAGGCGGTAGATGTACCTCGATTAACGATGTTGATGTTAAGCGTTGCAGTCTTTCCCGCGGGCACAGTGTAAACCGTGGTGTAGGTAGTCGCTGCCGGCGCTGCTTGTGCAAGTGTGCCTGAGGTCATGAATGCTCCTTAAAATCCGGAAAAGAAATAGGCTTTAGCAGCCGTTACGTCCACCGCCGGGACGTTGGCGTCAATTGCCTGCTTAATACCAAGCGGCGTCATTGCGCGCATAGTAGTGGCAACCCCGGCTTCCATCTCCGCTTGCGTGGCCATCGGGATTTCCTCAATCGCGCCGCTGCCTGGGGACTGACGTCCAAGCATTGTTCCGCTGGACTCGGTCAACCCGCTGTTGGTGACCGGCCCTGCGTTAATACCGCCGAAGTTGATCGCTGCCCACACGTCCGTTGCCGGGTCGGTGTCAGGTAACAACGTGAAGCCTGCAGGCGTGGAAAGCGCTTTAGCCGTCGTCCCATCGTCGAAAGTGTTGCCAGCGGCGCAGTTTACCGTAACGGTGTTTGCGTCGTTGGTGGCTTTCTTCACCCCGGACAAAAATGGCAGCGCGAGTCCGCTGATCAACGGCAGGTTGACGACGACATTGCCGCCAGTTGTGTCAATCAGCAGCAACTTCCCTGCGTCTGTCTGCGTGATGTTGTACGGCGACGAGGCGGAATTCAGAAAAATCACATCGGTGAAACCGACTGCGGAAACTGCGGCAGCGATCGCCGTGGCCGTGAACTGGGTCGTAGCGAACTTCAGTGACTGGTCACCCAAAGCCGCCGTAACGCCGAGGGTGTCGGCCGGGAAGTTCTGCGTTCCGGTGAAAGTGTTGCCCCCGGCGAGGTTTGCCTTCAGCGCCAGCCCAGCGATCCGAGCAGCGCTTTCATTGTCGATCTGCACTTGAATCGAGGAGGTTACGCCGTCGACGAAGTTCAACTCCGCGATGCTGGGGAGGAGGTCTCCGAAGTTGCGGGTACCGATTGTCGTCAGCGCTGGCAAGACAACGTCAACTGTCCCGACGGTCAGTCGCGTGCCCTGCACCTTCACACCATCGACTGTCGTTCCAGTAAACGTCGGGTTGATGAAGACCTGATTCCAGTTGACAGCATCCGTTGGGTCAGTACCGGTTGCCAGATCGACGAGTTTATTTGCCCCCATCGACTGGTTGGCAGCAAAAGCCGCTTGACCATCGCGATAAATCGCAAGCGACAAGGCTGCGGCAATATCCAGAATGATCTGGTTAAAGTCCGCAGCGTAGATGATTGTGTTGGGGATCGCAGGAAATTCCGGTGCTGGCGGAACGTACGATCCAGAGCCGTTCATTGGCATGAGGGTTTCTCCGTTGGATTACTCGGTTGTAACATCCGGGGTATTATCCCCCGAGTCTACAGCCCCTGTGATCACGCCCCTGACCAGTGCTGCTTTCAGCTTCGGATCGGGTGTTCGCGCAATACGCTCGAGCTGGGCCAATCCGTCCGCAGATGTTACCATATCTGCAATTTTTTGATAGGTTTTTGCTGACGCACGTTCCCACAGGTAACGACCAAGGCGAGACTGCGGTGCGACTGCCATGCCTGGGACGGACTTGCCGGCTTCGAAGGCCGTGGTAGCCCCGCCGACTCCAGTCGACAGTCGCAGATCCTTGTAGGTGCCGAGGGCGTTGGTCAGCTCGTAAAACCCATTCCGAACTGCGCCGGGGTTGAGGCCTTGAGCCTTCGCAGCCGCATCCAACCCAGCGTTGAGGTTGGACTTCATACTGCTGTTCCCAGCGATCGCTGCGACGAAGTCCGCAGGTGCGCCCTCGCGACCATAAAGGCCCTTGGACACGTTCTGCCACGCGCCGGTCAGGTGCTCGCGCAACAGCATGCCGACTTGATCGGGGCCAATGTCTTGGGCGAGTTTGCTAATTGCAGCGGGTTGGGCCTTGTCGGCAGGGAAGACAAGCTTCACAACGTCGCCAGCGGTATACTTGGCCGCGTCCGGCCCTCCGCCCATGCGAGTGATCTGACCGGCAAGTCCTTGGCGCATCGGGTTGACGTCGCCCTGCATGACAGCGGACTTCGCAGCCCGGGCGCCCTCGAACTCAGGGGTAAAGGACTTCAGCACAGCCTTCAAATCCCCAACGGGCAGGCCCTTCCAGCCTTCCTGCTGAGCGGCGACGTTGAGGTCCTTGATCATGTTGTTCAGGTCGGTTTGGCGCATGACCGCACCTTCTGGCAAGGTCAAGTGCGCGTCTGCCCAGCGAGACAACAACTGCCCTCCGGTGGTATTCGCGCCGTAACGCGTGCCTTGTGCGAGGTCTTTGATTTCGGACTTCAGTGCCTCAACGTACTCGGGCGGGTAGTAGCCTTGCTTTGGCATCGCGCCAGCGTAAGCAGCATTTGCGCGTTTGACAGCTTCTACATCCGCTTGCTTCGCCACGTTCTGCACGTCCTGCAGCAGTCCACGACGCTCGGCGGCAGCCACAGGCAGCGTTCCGCTCATCCAGACATTCATGGCCTCCTCGGTTTTCGGCACCACTCCCGAGGTTGCTTTCAGCAACGATGGCCGCACTTGCGGATTGGCGGAAGCCTGTTGCACAAGATCCGCGACCGACGAGGTGGGGCCCAAGAGTTGAGACTTCAAGTGTGGCAAGCCTTGCTGCTCGAGCGTGGCTTCCAGAACCTTCGCCTTTTGCCAGTCGGCATCTGACATACCACGAGTTGCAGTTTTCAACATGCTTTCCGCGTTCGGGCGCATGGCTTGGCCCACGGCCATTGCACCACCTCCGGCAAGACCGCCCAAGAGTCGAGTGACTGCGTTGTCGCCAAAGGCCTTCGCCGCGAGCTCCGAGCCTCCGCCAGCACTTGCGCCGATAAGTGCGGATTTGATAGGTGCAGCCATGCCCCCGGGACCAGCGATGGCACCGATTGCGGCTTCCCCAATTCGACCTGCAGCCTGACCTCCGGCAGTTTCCGGTTGCAATGCGCTGCGAATGGCCGTGTCGGCTTTGCCGATGGTGTCACCGCCAGGGATTGGAATCTTCGACCATTCGGGCGTCGGCATCTTCGATTCCAGCCAATCCCCAGCTTCCTTGACAAAGCGCGGGATACTCGTCACCCCGCCGTAAAGCGACGTTCCAAGCACCTTTGCACCTTCGACCACGGGGTTGACGCTGGAAGCGGAAAGGACCTTTTGCAAGGCCGCCATCTGCTCCGCCGAAGGATTGTCCGGCATTTCAACGACTGCACCGTCGGGCATTTTGACAAGTGGCATGTTACTGTCCCTTCGATTTCAGGTACTGCTCGAGGCTCAAGGGTGCGGCGGAGGCCTTGCTCGGAATGACCGGCGAAGGTGCCTGCGGTTGCGGGTTGTACACACCCTCGAGGTCGAGCTTGAACATCCGAGGATCGTCCGCATAGACGGCTTCGGAGTAAGTCTTGTTCGCGTTCTGGAATTGCTGGATCTGGCGATTCGACACGTTTTCCAGGATGCGGTAGAGTTGCTGACGGGCCTGAGGGCTCGAAGTTGCGAGTGGCAGCATGTTTTTGATTTCCGCGGCTTCTTCCTTCGTCACCCCTCGGTTGCCGCCGTACTTCGCGACCAGGCCTTGCCACAGGTCGGTGGTCAGTGCGTTGAAGGTCTCGGTGTTGCCGAGCTTCGCCTTGTCGACCTTCACTCCGACGGCTTCGCCGAGGTTGGAAAGGAACGTCGCGGGGCCGGAAGTCACGTTGGAGAACACACCCTGCGAATCGAGGTTCTTCATTTCGGCAAGGGTTTGCTTGTTGTCGCTTGCGGTTTGCGCGCGGCCGCCGAGTTCCTCGATCTGCTTCGATGCCTGTTTCCAGAACGCTTCCTGTCCGGCGACTTGCCCTTTGATGACAGGGGACATGCTGACGTTGGTCGTGACTTTTGGTGCGTTGTCGAGCTTGGTGAGCTTGCCGGAACCGGTTTGCTGCTGGTACAGATCGCCGTTGATGGTTGCCGGAGTACCGTACTGCACACCACCGATGGCCTTTGGCGCGTTGCCGGACACATCCCAGAACTGCTCACCGAGAGACTGGATATTCCGCTTGGGCTGAAACCCAGCCATACCGGCTTGCGCGATTTGAGGAATCGACGAAGGTTCGGCGTAGGGTAAAAGGTCCTTCGCAGTCAACTTGTCCTTGCCCATGTCCTTCATCTGCTGCATCGCGAACTCGCGCATGACAGGATGGCCGGAAGCCAGGGCGTCAAAGATCGCCTTGCGCTGGTTGCCGGGGATGGCTACGCCCGCACTGCCGTCAGGATTCGGACCGGGTACGGTTTGACCTTCGGCAGTCTTGAAGTAGTTTTCAAACCCTTCCTGCATGCCGGTACGGTACTTTTCAGCGGCAGTCTGCCGGTCGGTCTGCAGCTGCTCTTGCCCCTTTTGCGCACCGTAGGCTTGGAGCAGCTTTGCCGCCGCTTGCGTCCAGTGCGGGGCAGCACCCATACCCCCGACTTGCGAGGGCTGAAGCGACTGCATGGACTGCGACTGCATCGCATCCAAAAGTGCTTGGCGACGGCGGAGGTTCTCCGCTTCAACGTCGTAATCGTACAAGTTAGCTGTTGCCATTTCCTTCTCCATTCTCCGGCGGATTACAACCCTGTAATACCGGGGGTTTACTTCTCATCGCAAAGGGCAACAGTTCCGGCATCAGGTACAAGTGCCGACCGTTGCCCGTGTTAACCACATCGCAGTCGCGGGGATAGACTTCCACTGCATCGACGTTGCCGAACCCGCAGGCGGTCTTGACGCGCTGGAGGTCTTCCCAGGACATTGGGTCTTCGGCAAAGCCTTCCCGCCAGATCGACAGGCGATACCAACCCTGAAACACGAACAGACCTGTCAGGAAACCGTCCCCTTCCCATGCGGTTGAGGACTTTTCCAGGAAAGCCGTCGTGATCGGTTCGACGCGCTTTTGCATGTCAGATCCCGGCCAAGAGGCCTGTAATCGTGCCTGCAGGCGACATCAAAGCGGCGGAGCCGAGGCTCGTCAATCCGCTCATTAGCGAGTTCGAACCGGCCTGATCCGCGTTGTAAGCGTTCCACACACTCTGCGCCACAGGGGCTGCGCCGACTTGTGCGCCGCTCTGCGTGGAGCCGAATTGCGGGGTCGTGACCTGCGCGCCCGAGCGCAATGCGTTCAGTTCGTTCAGGGCGTTTGCCCGTTGCTGGAGCTGTTCGTTGAGCGCTTGGTTCCGGATGCCCGACGACAAGTTGCTGTACGACTGTGCAATTGCCGGCTGCGCTGCTGCGGTTTGCAGTCCCAACTGTGCGGTGTTGGTAAGCCCCTGCTGTGCGCCGAGAGCCCCTGCAAGTGCAGCGTTGTATTCGGAAGTCCCTTGCTGCCGACCGGCCATGGCTTGGTTGAAATACTGCCCGAGTGCGGACAAGTCCTGGCCGCGACCTGCCAATGCGTTCTGGAATTCCAGATTCGCCTCCGTCGTGCCCTGCTGGCGGGAAGCCAAATCCCGGGCGAATTGCGCGGAAGTTGCAGCTTCACCACCGGTGATGGCTTGGTTCATGGCCTGCTGATAGGCATCCGTGCGCTCGCGGCCGAGGTTGGCGATCTCGCGGTTATAGGCTTCCGACCCTTGGGTAATGCCCTGCGCAGCCAAGCGGGATTCGAGATCACTGCTTGCTTGCGCGAAGCGCGGATCGAGGCGAGATTGCTGCTGGGAGTACAGTGCGTCCTGAACCTGCTTGCGGTAGGCATCCGCGCTCGTCGGCATGGCGCCTTGGGGCCCGGTGTAGTCCTGCACAGCGCCAAGTCGTTCAACCCCAGGCATAGCCCTGGCAAGTTGGTTACCGAGGTTGCCGGTCGCTTGCCATGCAGCATCACGAGTCTTGCCAGTGAGGGCTTCCGCCCCTCCATACATCTGAGTGGGGTTGTACAAGCCCGCACCGCCCTTGGCCATCGCCTCGTCGAAGGACAAAGCCCCCGGCAGTGCTCCGTAGTCGATACCTTGCCCCATGAGGTTTTGTACACGACCGAGTGCAGCTTCCTGTACCCCGCCAAGTCCTGTGGAGATTCGGTTTTGCTGATCCATCAGCGCCTGCTGCTCCGGCGATAGACTGACAGTCGAAGCCCAGGCATCCGGATTGTTCGGGTCTTGCGACCAGGTCTGCGATCCCCAAGGCGTAAACTGGTTCGCCCGGTTCATCGCAGTCGTTGCGCGCGCCGCTTCAATGTTCGCAGTACCTTGCGCCTGCGCGGTAGCTGCGGGATCTGGGGCATCATTGCCGCCGAAGATCATGTCTACGATTCCGCCCATGGGCATTCTCCTTTAATCATTCCAAAAACATGCAAGCCGCCGAACGCGAATCCTGGCATGTAACCTTCCTCACGAAACCCGACGCGACGCGTCAAGCGGAGGCATTGTTCGTTACCTTCCACAACCGTGGCTGTGAGGCGAGAGCAGTTCAAAGTACGAAAACCATGCTGAAACATGGCCTTGGCGAATTCGGGGGTAAACCATCGCGGGCTGTGCCCGGCAACGTGGAGGTTGCTATTGCCCGCTTGGGGCGGTGTGAAGATGGCGACTCCCGCAAGCCGATTATCGTCGAATCTGCTGGCGACCCAAGTCGTACCACCGGGGAAACGCAAGCCCAGGGATTGTTCTGCGAACTCTATCGCATCACGACCCTGGGTATGGCAAACCTTCATAGCGACAATACCGCCGATTTCAGGATCATATCCGTTGCGTTCCAGGACATGTTAACCCCCTTGCCCAAAAAGCGCAAGCGCACAGCCACGGCACGACCCGGACGATGGTTGACGCTTTTCCACTTCGCAATCGTGGCGGACGAGGTCCAGTAGGCTTGATCCCACCGGGACTGGTCCCAGATAGCAATGCCTTGCGCGTAGGTGATGGAGGTGAAGGCGGTCAGGGAATCGTCGTAGTCAGTGTCCAAGGACAATTGGACCTTGATGTCACCGCTGGATGCCGTGATGATCGGGCGCAAGAGTGTGATCTGCGACGAGCGGCCACGCCCGGAAGGGTAGAAGAATGCCTGCTTTGCCCGTGCGTCGATAGCGCCAGTTGACACATCCGACTGCCCGATCCAGGCTTGGAAGACTTTGTTGTGGAGGGCAAAGAACAGCTTACCATCGTGAACTCCCCAGACTTCGGAAGGCATCCCGGTGAATCGGCACCAGGCCTTCGTCTGGGTGTTCATCACGAATTGGTAGGAGTAGACGTTGCCTTCGGATTGCTGGCTGACGACAGGGACGTTGACCAGAAGAAGCGTGGCTTCGGGGTAGAGAAGGGGCTGCCACCCGAAGTGATCCCCGGCGATGGAAGTGTAGTCGACCCAGGCCTTGGAAATCTTGTCGCTCAACGCACTGCGCTGGTCCACGGTTGCGGACTGCAAAGCCTTCGACAGCGGGTACAGACCACGGACGGTTAGCACGCCCAAGTCACCGCCGAGCTTCACCAGACACCGCCGCGACAGCGGGACGCCGATGTAGTACACGCCCTGCAAGCCCCAGTTCGCTGCGTTCGACGGGTCCGTGCCTGCATAGATGGCGATTTCGCCTTCAGAACTGACCGCCACGAAGTAGTCTTCCGGACCGTTGCCGCCGTCAAGCGTCCAAGTCCCCGTGGCCATCAGATACCCACCTTTGGTGAATACTGCGCCCAGAGGGAATTCGCTTGCCGCGCCAGCCACGCTGTTCACGGGCAAGTAGTAGAACGAAAGCGAGTTCTTCTTGCACAGGTACAAGCGGGCCTTGAACGAGTTGACGTTCGTAATGTCGCTGGAAGTGATGCCCGTGAGTGCCGGGGTGGAAGCGCCGTTGAGCACCGTCCAGGTCGTGCCGTTGAAGTAGCGCGCATCGTCGATCCCGTTGCAGGTCCAAAGGAAACTCCCACCTGCCGTGGAGATGTTGACGAACTCCCAGGCGGTGCCGGTGGCTGCACTGGAAACGGCGGAAACCGTACCGCCTGCGGTTACATCGTACAGCCCGCCTTCACAACCCGCGAACAGCTTCGCCGTACCGTCAGCCGCTTGGTACGACATAAGCGACCGAACGTCATGAGGCGAGGCCGGGATGGTGTCCGCTGGCAGGGTTGCGTGGAGAATCGACCCTGGACGAAGCGACACATCGCTGGTGCGCGGGAAGAAGTTGTCGAGAAAGATCGCGTCCGTTGCAGGCATGTTTGCGATGGGATCGCGCGCGTTCCAGCCCCCGACCGGAGCCGGGAAGCTCGTACCGCCGCCACTGGCGCGTTGGGCAGAAGGCAGGACTTGTCTCATGGCATGTTGCTCCCGATGCCCCAGTTACCGGCCGGCACGAAGATACCGGGACGAACTGCTGGGTAAGGCTCGTGCATCGACAGGGCAGTTTTCGACCCATCGCCGCCAGCGGCTTCGGCAACTGCGGCTTCATACTCGCGGAAGGATTCGGAATAGGGCAAACCCTTCTCCTCTTTCCAGCGCCAGCGGATGCCCTTGATCAGCAGCGCCTCGTCGAGCAAAAAGGTGTCGTCGTCACGGGTGAAGTAGGCTTTGCCTGTCGGTGTGGCCGTGGAATTGTCCTGGACAGCATTCTTGCTCGCGTACTCGAAGGCCATGGTGTGGCCTGCGGGCATGTCCGGGATGATCAGCAAGCGGTTGTTGCGGATGCGGTACTGGTAGAACGGACCGGACATTGGCAGGGCTTTGATCGCTTGCCATTCCTGCGCGTTGCGTGGGCCGAAGACTGGCAGGCGCCGAGTCCGGTCGTAGATGGTATCGTTGATGACTTTGAGGAACCCGTTCGGGGCAAGGGTTGTCATCGCACCTTGGTCCCCGCCTGCCACGCTGCTGAAAACAGTTTCCGTGACAAGCGTGGTCCACTGGCGACGCCGTACCAAGTCCTCGCAGATCTCATTCGCCAAACCCACGAGCTGGGTCAGCAAATCATCATTCGCGCCGATAACACGGCTTGGAGGTGTCAACCCCGACCGTGCACAAAATTCCTGGACAATGGATAACAGCGTCGCCATGGCGGCTCCTTAGAGTTTCTTCGAGGCGACCGCAGCTTTGGCAGATTGCAGTTCCCGAGCAACGGCAGCGAATTCCCGGAGTTGGGTTTCGAGGCTGGCGTTGCGCTCTTGGAGGTTTGCGAGTTCTGCGCGAAGTGCGGCCATCTCCTCGGTGGCTTTGCCTGCGCCGTTTGCGTTCGACAGCCAATCGACTGCCTTTTGCTTCAGCGCACGGCCGCCCATTCCGAGGCGGTGGATGGTTTCCTCATTCGCTGCAGCCAAGTCTTCGACCGTGCGGATGTGGAGGTGTTGGAGGGTTTTGAGCTGCGCGGGGGACACGGCTGGCCAGTTTTCAACAGCGATACCGCTGACTGGGGCTTCGCGACCTTCGCGCCATTCGTGGAAAGCACGTTCGAAGTGCTTAATCCATTCAGGCGGAAAGCGGCCGGAATCGGATTCGGTTTTGAGCTGGGTAAACCACTCAGTTGCTACACGCTCGATGCGGTCCTTAGACCCGCGAGGTGTGATGAGGGCGTAGGCCACGTCCTTGGCGACGTAGTGCCCAGCGGCGATGGAGGCTTCCCGGTCTTCTTCCGCACGGAACTCGAAGGTTACGTATGGCGGACGGGCTTCAGCGATTGTAATTGTCATGACACGTTCCCACAGTTAAAAAACCTCCCAAAAAACCCCGGAGCCGAAGCCCCGAGGAAACACCGTGGGAGGTGGAAAGGGTGTTATTACAGCGGGCTGGTGGTCTTGCGAACCCAGCCGTATTCGCCGGTCGCAAACGCCGTGTCGGCAGTGTACGTGCCTGCGGTGTTGTTGACAGCAAAAGCGCCGGTTACGGTACAGGCGGCTGCGGCGGTGATTGCGTTCGCTGCGGGGCCGACGTAGACGTAAGTGCGGTTGTCGCGGGCCAGCACGGGGGTGCCGACTGCGAATTCCGGAGTGGTGGTGCGGCGGTCAGTATTCGCGCCGACGAGAGAGGTTGCAATGGTCATCTTGATGCTCCAAAAAAGTTACGAAAAACCCCCGGCGTTACACGACTGTAATACCGGGGTGTTTCATCAGGCCTTCAGCACGCCCTGGAGGAAGCGGTTGGAGCACACCATGTTGCCCATCCACAGCACCGGGATCACTGCGGCGTCCTGGTTCCAAGGCTTCATCTCGTCCATGACAGTCATGTCAGCGTCGCGATGGGTGACCAGTTCCAGGTAGTCAGTGTTCAGGAAGTAGGCGTGGTTCGTCGGGATGCCGGAGCCGCCGTCGAAGATCACGTCCGCACCTTTGTACTTCATCGAAACGAAGCCGGCATTGGCCTTGGTCTCGTCGGTGTAGCGTTTGATGGAAGTCTGCGACTGCTCGAAGAACGTGAAGTAGTTGTTGTCCATCACGATCAGGTCAGGCTGGTCGTCGCCACGGGTCAGGGCCAGCCACAGGGGCAGCATCAAGGACTCCATGGTCGTGGCCGAGGGGGTGATAGCACCGCCGCCTTGCAGAGGAGCAGCTGCGGATTGCACCTTGTTCTTCCAGAACGTCCAGGTCGAGGAGTCGATACCACCGACGGTGCCGGCGCCAGAATCAGCCACAATTGCTTGCAAGCCGTTGATCTGGTTGGCCAGGGTGCCGTCGGAGTAAATGTCGCCGCTGAAGTTGTTCTTGAAGGTACGCACAGCGTTCTTCATACGAGCCTTCACCAGGTTGATGATGCGCGAATCGCCGCTGTTGGTGCGCAGCTCGAGGCCGCTGGCCACAACGTTGATCGCGATCTGGCGCCACTGGTACTCAGCCGCGCTGATCACGTCAGAGGCGCCGACGTTCAGAACGTCATAACCGCTGTAACGCTGGTAGGTGTTGTTCTCTGCGTAGTCCAGAGGCGCCACAATGGTCAAACCGCCGTCTTCCTTGCGAACGTTGCCTTTGTCGTAGATACGACGCAGCAGGGCGTTGTTCTTGGTGACGTTGTCTTTGATCTCTTTCGAGTGCTTGCGGAAGGTGGTCGAAACCAGTTCCGTGAAAATTGCGTTAGGGGATGCCATGAAAAACTCCTAAAAGGTTCGATTATGCCCGACTGCGGATTGCAGTCAAAGCCGCACTAAGCGTGTCGTCGATACTACCTCGCGGAGCCGCTGCGCTGGCCGCTTTCGCTTTCGATTTCACATTCGCACCCAGAGCCTTTTTGGCCGCCTCTGCCTTGGCCGCTGCATCCGTTGCTCTCTTGGCGTCAGCCTCTGCTGTCAAGCGGGCCTGTTCCTTAGCGCGGGTTACAGGGTTTGCCCAAACGGCTTTTTCGTAAGCGTCTGCCAAATCCTTAGCTGCGCCACTTCGAATCAGCCCGGCAATGTCGCTTGCGACTTCGTCGAAGTGGGGGTGCTTCGGGTCGGATGCGAAAGTGTCGATCTCACGCTGCAGATTCTGCTGCATTGTGGTCGCCTCCTGCCGCTCCCGGCCCATGAGACGAGATTGTAGGTCAGACAGCTGTTTTTGCAAGCCCGCGACTTGAGGATCGACGTAAGGGGCGTCGCCGCCGAGTTGTACGCCATAGTCTTGCGCGAGTCGCTGGAAGAACTGCTGCTTTTGCTCTGGGGTGCCAGTAGCCAAAGCCACATGCGCGCGCATGAGTTCGCTGACTTGTTGCATCGGGTTGATGCCGGACTGCTGGAAGATCTGCTGGTAAGGTGCAAGGGCTTGCTGGAACTGACGCCCCAGCCCCGCGTCGGCCTTGTAACCTTCGAGGCCCTTGAAAATGTCTTCCTCACGCTTCAGGATTTCCGCTTGCACGGCAGGGTCGATGGAAGACCATTTGGCTGCGGCATCTGCGCGCCAGGTTTTGGGGACCTCGAGGGCCTGTGCGGCGGGTGCTGCAGGGTCAGCTGCCGGTGCAGGGTCCGCGGGATCAGCAGGCGCAGGGTCGCCACCGTCGCCACCGTCACTAGCAGCAGGCAGGTCGACCTGAAGGTCAATCCCGTCATCGTCGGCAGGGTCCCCCGCATCCGGCGCAACGCCGAAAAGATCCTCGCCAAGGCTGGCGCTAGCAGCGTCCATGTCAAATTCATTTCCGTCATTCCCAGGTGTAGACAATGTCATATTTTCTCCTTACTGTCGTTCCACAGCGACCGATGCTCCGGCCGATACCTCGCTGGCAAGTTGTGCAATTTGATCCCCGGACAGGCCAGCAATGAAACTGTCCGTGGTTTCCTCAACCGCACGGTCCAGGGCAACGTCCTCAGCAACCGCATGTCGGCGTGCCGACTCGCTTTCACCAGGCTCGAGTACCCTGCATCCGTGCTTTCGAAGATTCTCTTCATGGGCCCTTCGACCCTCGATCCACTGACCCGTCATGGGGCAGGAATAGCCAGCATAATCCCCGCGTACGGCGGGGGCTGAAAGTTGTTTCGTGGCGAACGCACCGCATTTGCAGTGCTGCGCCTCGTCGAATCGTGCGAGTGGCAGCATACGGCTAAAGGCCGTCCCACATGCTGCGCACTTATAGTCGTAGAGTGGCATGTTATATCCCGGATATTACTCGGTTGTAACCCCGGCGGGTTTCTCCGCCGCCTTCATCGCAGCCTGCTGTGCGGCTTGTTGTGCCTGCATCTGCATTGTGCGAAGTTTTTGGTTGAATTGCAGTTCACCCAATTGCGCCTTGCGTTGCATTTCGACCAGTTTCATCTGGTGTTCCTGCTGTTTCAGGGCCATTTCCTGCTGGAGTTCCTGCTGGCGTGCCTGCATTTCCATCTGCATTTTCTGGATTTCCAGTTGCGCTTGCTGCTGCTTCTCCTTCGCGCCAGTGTCTTCCGGCGGTTTCGGAGGTTGCATGGCCTGGAGTTGCTGCTCAACCTCGTCACCGAAGCGATAGCGGCGCACGACGCCCAGCAACATGGCTTTCGCCGCATCGAACGGCATGATGCCTTGCTGCACCAGCGGCCCGATGCCGTTCATGAACTGCGCAACGGCGTTGAGGAACTCGCCAATGGCTTGCTTATCCTCAGTCGCTTCGGCGTCGACGGTGGAGTTAGTCTCAATGTCGATGTGGTAGTTGCGGGTAAGGTCGTTCGACAGCACCTGCATGATCTCGTCCCAGGACGGTTGCGAGGCAATCGCCATGAGCTTTTGACCTTCCGGGCCGGGTTGCTGGCCACTGGCTTGCAGCATTTGAATCGCCTGCTGGGCTTGCGCCTTTTGGTCCGCGGTGGGGTACTGCAAGCCAGTCATACCGGAAATGGTTTCGGGAGACAGTTTCGTGCAGACAATCTCCGCCATGATGCGCAGGCACTCGCGTGCATAGTTCTGCACCATCTTTTGCGAGCGCTTGAGGCGAAGGCTGCCCCATTGGGATTTGAGTTGCTGGGCGCCGAGGGTTTCCGAGGCCGCACTCGCGCCGCGCATGATGTCGGCAATGCCGGTCAGTTCGTAGATCACCTGTTTCGTCTGCTGGCGCTGAATGTACAGTTGCTGCAGCACACCGATCAGCTTTTCCAACGGCATCAGCCAGATCGCGCGCTCCAGCGTCTGCCCCTGCTGCATGGCCGCGACGTTTTCTGCGGGGATCAGCACGTTGTCATCAGCCTGCAACACACGGTCGAGGCCTTCGAGGGTCGAGTCATAGAAACCCCGGACCTTGAGTGCCGCGATGATCTTGTTAATGCGAACTGTGACTCGGTTGAGTTCCTTCGCCTGCTCCTCGTACGCCTTGTAAAGCGGGACGGGGACCAGCGACTTGATCTTCGGAAAGAACGTCAGCGGACGTGGGCAAGGGAAGAACCCCGACAACTTCAGCGGATCTTCGACCTCGCGCAGGAACGACTCCGGACGCGCCGGTGCCAGGAACAGCACACGCTTCTCGTCCTTGTCCCAGATTTCAAACACATGGCCGAGCTTCGCACCGTCACCTTCAGTAACCTGCCGGTCATCACGCTCGTCGTTCACCATGCTTTCGGCCTCGGTCCCGCTGATTGTCAGGGGCACAGTCAGTCCGGCGGCGCCGAAGTTCTTTTCCAGCTCTTCCCGCGTCATGAAGTGTTCTCGGGCAACCCAGGGCACGTCCTTCCACTGCTTCGCGTACCCGTGCAGGAACCGATTCCAGGGAACTACCTCTCCGCAGACGGTTTCGTAGTTGACGCTGGGAAGGGCGAGTTCTTTTGCCTCTTGATCTTCCTCCGATCCGTCTTCGTCAATCGAGGTGCCTTCGACGGCGTCAGCTTCCGCGTCGTTTTGAGCTTCGGTAATAGTAGCATCGTATTTGAACCAGGTTACTCCGCGACCGGGGACGAGCGCCTCCAGCACCGATTGAGACATCAGGTCATCAAAGGGCGTGTAGTCGAGAATCTCGTTGTCGAGAAGAAATTCCAGGGAGCGTTGTACGACCTGGGAACAAACCTTGCCAATCGGGTCTGCATCATTAAACCGTCGCTTTACAATCGGCCGAGGCACGCTGTTGTACAGTGCTGGTGCCATCGTCTCGGTGTTGCTGTAAAGGATGTTGAACTGGTATTCTTTCTGCTTGCCGCATTCGTAGAGTTCGACCAGGGTTTGCGCGTCCTTGCGCCAGTCACGCTCGCGTTTCATCGAGGCGTCGAGTTCCTTAAGCCACTCCCGGATTTCCGGGGAGGCCTGCCCGACAGCGCCTGCGGCACCGGGGGAGAGAAGTTGGTTGAGGCTCATAGAGGTCCTTAAAATTCAGCCATTTCATGCCGACGCTGACGGCGTTGGTCGAGAAGTTCGTTGATGGTAGTCTGGTTCGGGAGCTTGGGAAAGCGCGAGCCTTCGGAGACGGCGGCACGCGGAACCCAAGGCCGGGACATCACCGAGTACCGCGTTTCGTCCGCTGCGTGGTCTTCGGCTTCCGTGTCCAGATCCTCCGGATCGCTTTCGTCATGCTGAAGCGTGGGGAGGGTTCGGATGGTGTCTTCGCAACAGTCGCAGAAGTAGAGCATCGGCGTGCCATTCTGGCCGGTAAGTCTCTGGCGTAACTGTTCCCAGCCCGCTTTGCGTTTGTTGTCCGCGCGCCGCCATGAAGCGCCATGAATAGCCATAGTTTCGCCGATGGAAGGTCCGCCGTCACGGATAAAAATCGCTGGATCAGCCACTCCATAACGTATCCTTTCTCCGCGTTCGCGGTTAACAATGCCTTGGGCAACGGCGTCAGCCGTCATTTTGAGACCCTTGTTCGGGCCGGAGGCCCCGTACCACTCACGGAATTTGATCAGCGCACCCTTGGGTAGTCGACGCTCCCCGATGAGGTACTCTTTGTCAAGCACGGCGTACCAGCCGACGCTGAAGGGTTTGGCCGACCCCCAGTCGAAGCCGCGGAAGAACAGCATCCCGGGGTTGCGGAGCTGCAAAAACGCCTGCGTCGGCAGGACATGGACACTTTCGTCCCATTCGTCAAAGAAGGCGCCGTCAACGATGTCCCAGTTCCCTTCGAGCCACGCTTTGACAAGGGCCTCGGAACCGGACTGGCGCAAGCGCAAGATGTACGTGGGGTCGTTTCGCATCAGGAGTTGGTTATCGCCGATCTTCGAGGGGATGAAGACGCGATCGAGACTGACCATTTGCTTCACGCCGTCGAGTTCGATTTCCGTGGATTCGGTGATAACGTCGTAGCCTCGCGGATTCGGGTCGATGTAGCGCTTTTTGACCCAGTTATGCCCCGGACCTCCGGGGTTGCCGGTAAGCCGCATACCGACGGGCACCCCTGTGCCGGAGCGTAGGGTGGCGCGCAGCTTGTCAATAGGAGAAGGAGAAGGGAAGTTGGTAAGTTCCTCGACGTAGATTCGGGTGTAGTTGTGGCCTTGGTATTCTTCGGCATCGGAGTCCTTTTCGAGGTACGCGAATTTCAAGCGCGCCCCGTTGGCCATCAGCCATTCTTTTTTCTGTTCGTTGTACTTTGCGCCGAGTTTCGGAAAGATCTGCTTGGTCCGGGCAATCACCTCCGCGAGCTGGACGAGTTTGCGGCGGAAGAAGATTCCAATCGCGCCTTCGCCGTAAAGCGAAGAGTGCTGGAGCCAGTCCCCGATGGAGCTTTCAGTCTTCCCACCTCCCCGGGCACCTCCGTAAAAGACCTCGAAGATCGGGCACTCGAGCAGGGCGAGCTGCGGCCCCTCTTGCGGGGACCAGATGACAGTTTGTTCCGCTACCGCCGGGGTCATGAAGCCACCTGATTTACGGTGAGGATCACCCCCGGAGCAGCCGGGCGGACTGGTGCCGTGCCCGCAGGCAGGGTTTCGATCTTCACAAGGTTACTCGTCGCGGACCACATGACGTTGACGTAGTCGCCTGCGGTAAGGTCCATCCAGAAGTTCAGCGCAGGGCAGAGGGCCCCCGGCGCACCGCCGTGACTGTTCGGGACGGAGAACCGCGTGTTGCTGAAAGGAATGTCCACCCCGTTAACCCGGCCCCAGAGGTCGAAGTCCTGAATCTGCGTGTCAGCGTTCGTGATCTGGATGCTGATCTGCCAGTTGTACCGCCCGGTGGCATCAACGTAGAGCTTGTTAAGGTCAACCACCCGCACACCTTCGCTGACGACAGTCGTGTTGAAGTTGATCGCGTGGGCGACTCCGACCCCGTCAATCTGCGTGGTGGTGTCGAAAAACAGGCCTTCGGCGTAACGCGGCAACAGCGGACGAACAACCCCATCCGGCCCCAGGTAGTAGCCGTACTGGGTATCGGTGTCGATTACCAGTGGAGTCCCGTCGACTGCCGCGAACGCTGTCACAGGCGGGACACCCGCCATTGTACGGACTTCGTTTTTACTGCGCATGCACCACCTCGGCGTCGATTGTCAGTGGCGCCGTGACCGGTCCGTGCGACATGGCCCATTCTGCGGCGCTTGCGGCTTTCGGGGGCAGGGCCACGACGAAGTTCTGTTGCACCGCGACATTTTGCTGGCGGGCGCCATAGCCAAGCGCTTTCGAGGTGATTTCCAGTGCTTTCAGCGCCGTGTCGGGGTTTTGCGTGACGGTCAGTTTTTCCAGCACCACATCGAGGCTTTTCGAGGCCAGGGCCTTGAACTTTTCCTCAATCGTGGCCGCAATCGTGGGATCGACGAGGTCGCCTTTGCGCTCCGCCAGCCGCACGTTGAAGGCGTCGGAGTTCATGACTCGCGAAACCCAGGGCTGCGTGTAGCCGAAGTGCGCTGCGATTTGCCCCTGCGAGATGGCTGGATTCGCGATCAGCAAGTCGATCATCGCGTCGTGGGTGTATTTGACTCGGGCAATTGCCCCTGCGGCACTTACCGTGCCTTCGAGTGGTGCGCTCATGGAGGTTCTCCGGGCGTGGTTGTAACTGTCCCGGAGGGTAGCACAGGCGGCGGGGGGTTGTCAAGCCCGGTTCCCTGCGCGCGTTACTCCCGAGTAATACCCCGGAGTTACCATGCGTTTGACTTGGAATTTTCCAGGGGGAGTCCCTTCGGGAACCTGAGCAAAAGGAAAAAGGGTCCACGCGCGGGGAGGTGCAATGCCAGTAAATACCCCGCCGCAAGGCCACCCCACCTGCCGCAAGGCCACCCCCCGTCGAGTTATCCACAGGCTGTCCACAGGAAATCCACAGTCTTGGCCGGCAAGTGGATAACCTGTGGGAAGATTGTGGACGACGCAGGGGCTGGGTGTGGATAAAGTTATCCACAGATTGTCCACTGATGCACGGAAATGGGGCGCGGCGCACTGGAAAAGTGCAGGGTTGCACCGAAACGGGGCGGGCTGTGGATAACTCGGGAAATTGTGGATAGGGCGCTCGCCCTGTGGATAACATCGGGTTTTCGCCCGAAGGGAGGCTGTGGATAACGTGTGGATTGTGGCGCGCGGGGCGAGCAGGCACGGGGCTTGCATGTGAACAGGACCGGGCGATGTTGCCCGGGGAATCACAATGAGGATTACACCATGAACGACACCACAAAACGCAACGCAGCCATCACCGCCACGATCAGCGGCCACGATCTCGCGCTCGAGTTCGCCAACGACACGCGGCTGATCGTTGACGCAAACGCCCTGACACCGGAAATCCGTCACGCAGCGCTCATGCATGGGCTGAAGCAAAAGCTCGTGGATGCGGCAGCCATCGCACGGAACCCCGACACCGGGCGCTCGGCAACGATTGATGACAAGTTCGAGGCCGTGAAGGCCGTGTATGACCGGCTGCTCGCGGGATCATGGAATGCCATTCGCACGGGTGAGGGCGGCGGGTCCGGCGGGCTGCTGTTCCGCGCCCTGTGCCGCATGTATGACGGCAAGAAATCCCCCAGCGACATCCGGGTGTTTTTGGAAGCCAAAACCGACGCCGAGAAGGCCGCCCTGCGCAAGAATCCGAAGGTGGCGGCGATCATCGAAAGCCTGCGTGCGCAGCCCGACGTGGACACCGACAGCATGTTGGATGAACTGAACTAACCCAGGGCGATGCCCGGCCCCGCAAGGGGTTGACCACTGAACAGCCCACGGCGTCAAACCCGTGGGTTTTTTGCGTCTGGCGGTTTGGCACGGGTTGACGGCAAACGCCAATGCCCCGCAAACGCGTTTAAACGGCCCATGCGGCCACGATCGGGGGTCGGGTGATACATGGGGTGCCGGGACCCCCGATCGGCCCGTAAAACGCGTTTAAATCGTTTCCCACATTGTGAAATCCAAAGCCCCTCATGCGTGCGTGTGCGTGCTGCCGGGTACATGCCCCGCCCAGTCATCGACAGCAAACCCCCCTGCATTACGCCGCCGTAATATCCCGGACGAAACCCCTTCCCTTCACTTCCACCCATTTTCTGGGGTTTCCGGGTGTTCTTGGGGTTTCGGTGGTGGTTGTCTGCGGTTGGCATGGCAGTTTTTGGTGTTTGTCGTTGTAAGCACCACCCCCCCATAGGCTTCCCCTTACGTTGTAGCCAGTTCGTCCGTTGTAACCATTTTTTTTTTTTAGAGCTTAACATGACGAGGGGAACCCTATAGGGGGGTAGCATTTACTACGGCAAACACCAGAATACACCATACCACGCCCAGACAACTCCCAGAAGAATTGGACGAAATTTGGCATACGCAAGACAACGACGAAACCCGCAAAACTTCCACGAAAACCATTGACGACTGGGCCAATGGCGGTTAACGTTCGGGGGGTAGCAGATGGGGCTTGGTTTAACCCCGGCTCACTTTTATCACTTAACCGAAAGGACTCGACAATGACAATGACAGGCAAAATCAATAACGAAGTCTCGATAATGCAGGCGCTTTGGCGTGCGGCTTATCGCAAAGGCTTTCACGAAATAGTGCTTCCAACACCAAGTGACGCACGCCGGATTCGTTTTTCACTCTACAATGCGATGCGGCCGATTCGTAAGGGTACAATGGTTGACGCGGAACTGTCTGCCGCAGCGGACGAATGCTCGATCTCGATCGAAGGTTCGACACTTCGCATACAGGCTCGTTCGCAGACCAAAGCAATGTCTTTGGTGCTGGAAAGCTTGGGCGGAAGTGTGGAAGAATTGCTCGCCCCCGATCCGCAGACAGCGGAAGAAGCGGCAATTTCCGCATCGCAGCAAAGACTTATCGACCTTATGAACAGCAACGCGGCTTCGTCGGTAGACGCTCCGGCACCGCGTGTGACACCTTATTACACTCGGGAGCGTTGAAATGACCTTATGGAAAGCAGATCGCAACCCGGACAAATACCCTGCCGCATGGCACAGCCTGCTCAAAGCGCCGCCGAGTCGGTTTATGCTGGGGATGGGTGCAGATAAGAAAGAATTGGAGATCCTGCAACGGAAATTCAGTGCTTTTAAAGCGACGCTTCGCAGCCATCCGGCACATCCTACGGCAGTCGAAGCGGCGAAACGTACGACGCGGACGGAACTTGAAAGTGTCGGGGAACTGCACGCACTTTGGGTGCAGACTCGTTGGTCGGCAGCTTTGCTGTCAGAATTTAGAATTGATTAAAGGAGATTGTGAAATGAACATTTTCGTACTTGACACTTCGCCAGTCGCAGCTGCCTTGATGCAGTGTGACAAGCATGTGGTGAAGATGGTGCTGGAAAGCGCGCAGATGCTTTCGACGATTTGCAACGGACCTTACAAAGCAACCCACGCAAACCATCCCTGTACGCTTTGGGCCAAGGCCTCAACCGGCAATTACAGATGGCTGCACGCTCATGCAGTGGCACTTGCCGGGGAATACTCCGCAAGGTATGGGAAGTATCACAAAAGCGAACGGGTGATTCATGACTTGTCGCAACCGCCAGCGGACGTTCCCGAAGGGCCTTTGACACCCTTTGCACAGTGTATGCCAGAGGAATTCAAGCAGTCCTGCCCCGTGCAAGCATATCGGGATTATTACTGGACGAAGCGGGCGTTCGCCGAATGGCGGAAGAATCGGCCTGCCCCGAACTGGTGGCACGGAAAACTGATGCTGGCGCAAAATGCGGAAGGAGTGGAAGCATGAATGAACAACAGATCGCAGCAATGAAGCTGGCGCTGGAGGCGTGGGCAGAGACAGCGATGAGGTTGGCCGCTGATCTCTCCATTGAGTCTTTACGGCTGGGCAGCTACGAGCGCAAAGACACATACGAAAACGCTGGCCGCGCAAGCTGGCAAACCATTGAGATTCGGGAGAAGCGAGAGGCTGCACGCGAACGCTTGCGCCAGCATGTCTACACATCCACACAAGCACAGCTAGCACAGCAGCAGGAGCCTGTGGTGTGGAACGTGATTGACCCATTCGGAAAAATTGTTGCCACTGAAAAAGACGCAATTCGTGGTTGGGCACGAATCCAAGGGTACAAGCCAACAGTTGAAAGTCTGCTCGGTTTCCAAGAACAGGGATGGCGAGTTGTGCCCGCATCCCCACCACCAGCACAGCGCAAGCCGCTGACGGATGCGCAAATCAATGCGTTCTTTGAAGGCATGGAGCCAAACAACGGGTTCTGGCTTTCTTTTGCCCGAGCCATCGAAGCCGCCCACGGCATTAAGGAGAACACATGAGCTACGACATGATTGACCGTTTTCTGCGGAACAACCTTGGAGACGATGATTACGCCGAGTATTCGGCTGCGCTTGATTCACTTTGCGAAGCACCGCGCACATGGGTTGGGCTGACGGATGAGGAAATGCGCGAACTCGAAAAACAATTTGAGGCAGAGCGCGTCCGCACATCTGACGAAGAATATCTGGTCATCTACCCAGCCGCCTACTGGCAGTGGCAACGCGCCATCGAAGCCAAGCTGCGCGAGAAGAACGGAGGCGCAGCATGAACGACTGGTTTATAGGTGCAGTTTGCGTTTGCGCGTTGTTGTTTTCCTTTGCGATGGGATGGGTATTTGCTCACGGCACAGTCGCATGGGAATGTAGCAATGTCGGCACGTTTTACGTATCAAACACGGTGTATGACTGCAAAGCAAAGCACGGAGGCAAGCCATGACCCATCTCATCGACCCCAAGCTCAAGCGCATCACCATCCCTGTGTCCAAAGACATCGACCGCATTCGCGAGCGCCTGTCTGCTGACACTGGAATCCTGATGAACTACTCCCAGATCTTCAACTTCCTAATCCACTTTTACATGACCCATGCGGCTGAACCCCGGACACGATGGCAGTCAACAGTGGCGAAGCAAGAAAAATCGTAAGACATGCGCCAGCGCTCTTGACATGCTTGGACGTTCCCGCTAACATTCATTTTCCCCGCCACACCGAGGCATACCGACAAGCACCTCAGCGGCCGGGGTTTCATCAAATGCCTGTCAACAACTCAAGGAGCCTATCATGGCAAAGCAAGAAACCGCAATCGAAACCGTGACGATGAAAGATGGTCGTATCGTTGACTTCGCAGGCAAGCGCAAGCTGCTCAAAGAGTCGTCCGTGACCGCCGAAGGCGCCGTGCAAGTCCGCCTGGACTTCCGCAATGGCGAAAGCCGTCTGTTCACCATCCCCGGTAACATGACTGCGAAGTTCGCTGCTCACGGCGCGGAGCAAAAGCTCGGTGACGAGATCGCAGGTCTGACTGACACCGACGACTGCGTGATTGCAATCGACGAGCTGATCGACCGCCTGTACAACGGCGAGTGGGGCGTCAAGCGTGAAGCCAATGGCATGGCCGGAACTTCGGTTCTCGTCCGCGCACTGGTCGAGCACACTGGCAAAACCGTGGAGCAAATCAAAGCTTTCCTGTCCGGCAAGTCCCAAGCCGAAAAAGTCGCACTGCGCAACAACCCCAAGGTCAAGCCGATCGTCGAGCGCATCGAGGCGGAAAAAGCTTCGAAGAAGTCCAACGTCGATACCGACGCGATGCTGGGCGAACTGGAAGGCTAAAGCCGACGACAAGCGGGCAGCAATGCCCCTTGGCAGAGAACCCGCTTCGGCGGGTTTTTTGTTGTCCGCAAGTCTCGCAAGCGGGGGGTTAAAACTGGGTTGACGTTGGGGATTATATCCGGTATATTATAGGATTGTAACGCACCGGGTGTTACATCCGACTTGACTGGCGGTTTCCAGTCTCAAGGCTCCCAATGACAACCATTCTCGACCCGACAGAAGACGACTTCCAAGACCTCGACCAACTCCTTGGCGAAAGCGTCAAGATCTCCGACGCGAAGAAAGCGGTTAAAACCGGGCGGAAGATCACAGCAGAGCAAGCCGACCTGCTAGAGGCTAATCGCCAAGCCGAAGCCCTCAACATCTGGCACGACATCGACGCTTACGCGCACATCGTCCACACAAGTTGCGCCTGCGGCAACCACTTCCAAAACTTCAACGGCTGGTACAAGTACCAAGAACAGCGCCGTGGCGGCGGCCGCCGACTTGTCCGTGCGGACGATCACGAAGGACTGCCAGCATCGCAGTTCAACACCGAGCAAGTCGTGGCATACTGCCATGCCTGCGCGCCGACAGGTCTGCCGAAAGCGACCAGCGATGACCTCGACATCCTTTCCACCCTTGGCGACGACCTGCTCGACGGAACTTACGGACAAGAGTGCCTTGAGTTGCCGGACCCCGATGAAGACGACGAGAGCGAAGACGGCGAAGGCGAAGCCGAACTCGAAGCCGCAGTTGACGAAATCCTTTCCACTCTGGAGTAACCCCAATGCTTACCTTCATTCTCCGCGCACTTTGCAACCCCTGGATTGCAGCCCTTCTGTTCATCCTCGCCTTCGGCATCGTCGGCCACATGGACTACACAGACGCCCGCATGGAAGAGTGCGCTCGCAAGCGCCTCGACTACAACAGCAGCACCGATCGCTGCGTCAAACCCAACTGAAAGGAGCCATCATGGCACGACCGCGCAAGGCAGTACGACCTGTCGAAAAGAACATCTCTTTGCCCGAAGACCTCGTGGCGAGAGTTGACCTGGAGCTGTTCAGCGAACTCGAGGGGAAGGTCCCCTTTGGCGCATGGCAGCGGTATCTGGAAAGACTGATCCGCGAGGATCTTGCAAAAAGGAGTGAAAGCAATGGATGACGCAGACAAAACTCAAGAGTACGCCGAGGCGGAAGAAGCCATGCGGCGCAAAGCGGCTGAGGCCAAGGCCACCCACCACAAGAAGATCGTTGAGCAGTGCTTGGACTGTGAATGCGAACTGCCTTCCGCTCGGCGCGAAGCCGGGTATCAGTTCTGCATCGACTGCGCAACCGCACTGGAAAAGCAGGCAAAACTTTATCGAAAGGTTCAGTCATGAGCGGATTTTACCACGATTCTTCCGACGACCTCGAAGACCTTCGGGCAGAAGCCCTTTGGGAGCGCAAGCGCCATGCGCGCTTGATGCAGAACCCGGATTGCAGAGACCCCGATCATCCCGGGTGCGAGCACTGCGAAGAGCGCGACGATGACGACGAGGTCGGCGAGGTCGGCGAACTCGAAGGAGACGACGAATGAGGCTAACCTACCTCGGCTGTCCTTACAGCCACCCGCACCCGACAACCCGGCAGGAACGCGTCGATGACGCCACCTTCACCGCAGCTCGTATCGCCATCTCCGGCGAATCGGTTTTCAGCCCTATCACCCACGGCCACGAGATGGCCAGATACTTGCCAATGCGCAACCTTATGGACCACGAGTTCTGGATGGCGCAATGCCTTCCGATTCTTCGCGTCTGTGATCAGTTGCTCGTCCTTCCACTCGAAGGCTGGCGAAGCAGTCGGGGCTTGGCGCAGGAGATGCAAATGGCCCGTGCCTGTATGATTCCGATCAACTTTATCGACCTTCCAGTCATTCGTGGCCGTAAGCTCGACTTCCCCTCTCACGAGGAACTTTTAGAAAATAACTGGGGTTTATACGATGTTGAATGAAGAACAAACACAAGCGATCGACGCGATCGAAACCTTTCTCCGTGGGCCGGATCACTTCTTCTTGCTGAGCGGTTATGCCGGGACGGGCAAGACCTACTGCATCCAGGCACTTGTGCCTCGGGTCAAGGGGCGGCTGATCTTCACCGCGCCGACGAACAAGGCGACCAAGGTCCTCCGCGACACCCTCACCACGAACGAATACAAGCCCGAAACGCGTACAATCTACTCGCTCTTGGGCCTGCGGCTCGAAGCCAACGGGGAAGTTAAGGAACTCGCTGTCCCCGAGGACCCGGTGGACTTGTCCCAATACCGCGCAGTAATCGTCGATGAAGGTTCAATGGTCAACGCCAACCTGTTCAAGTTCATCGAACAAACAGCCAAGGCCCAGGACGTCAAGTTCATCTTCATGGGCGATGCCGCGCAGTTGCCTCCGGTCGGCGAAATCCGGTCACCGATCTGGGCAGCGGCTGAAGCCGAGGCTACACTCACCCGCATCATGCGGTTTGACAATCAGATCCTCACCCTTTCCAACGCTATTCGCAAGGTTGTAGACCATCCCGCACCGAAGTTCAAGATCGAAAGCGACAACGACGGGCAGGAAGGTGTCTGGCGCCTTGGTGAGGGGGAGTTCGAAGCCCGAATCATGCAAGCGGCAGATGCGGGTGCGTTTAGCAAACCGAACTGTGCAAAGGCTATCGCATGGCGGAATGTGACAGTCGATGCCCTCAATCGCCGCATTCGTGCCCGAATCTTCGACAACCCGACGAAGCCCTGGCTGCAGGACGACCGCATTATTTTGATGGAACCTGCGAAGGACCTCGAGGACGAACCCGTGGCCACGACTGATGACGAAGGCCGCATCACCCGTGTGGAAGAAGAATTCCACCCCGCTTGGCGCGAGTTCAAAGTCTGGCGACTGTCCGTCACAACTGACGACAACCGACCAATCATCCTTCGCGTGCTGCACGAAGATTCCTTTCGAGACTACGAAGCCAAGGTCGAATCCCTTGCAGCTAATGCCAGGATCAACCGTCGCGACTGGGGATTGTTCTGGGACTTCAAGGAATCCTTCCACAAGGTCCGCCACTCTTACGCCATCACCGCGCACCGAGCGCAGGGTTCGACCTACGAAACCGCCTTTGTTGACTGGCGCGACATTCTCCTCAACCGGAACAAGGCAGAAGCCTTCCGCTGCCTCTACGTCGCATGTACACGACCCAAGAAACATCTGCTTTTGAATTGAACTTGGCGGCGAGCGCTTGCAACCTTGCGCATCGCATGTCATAATCCCCCGGTGTTTCCCACTTTTAACAGGAGTCTTCTATGTCCCCCGAACTATCAGCCAAAGTCCAACTCTGGCGCCAAAAAGCCCGCGAGGGTACGCTGACCCAGGACGAAATGCGCGAGGCCATTGCCACGCTCCGCGCAGAACGCACTGGTGCCGCCGCGACAAGCGAAAAGTCACGCGAGAAAAAGGCAGGTGTCCGCGCCAAAGCCAATATTTCCAGTGACGATCTCTTGAGTCAACTTGACAATATTTAAGGAGTTTTACCATGAAAGTCACACTCTATCTGGACAAGGACGGCTGTGAACGTCACGCCCGTGGGTTCGACATTTATAACTGGGACATCGCTGTTCGCTTGGACGACAGGGAAGCCCCCGACAACTCCATTCTACTCGGGGAGGTTGAGGTCGAGATGCCTCATTCCGACGACGCCGCTGCGATTGCAGTCAAGATGCTCAAGCAGAAAATGGCCGACATTCGGGCCGAAGCTTACAAGGAGGAACTCGAGGTCAAAGATCGCCTCGACAAGCTCTTGTCAATTTCCTACACCCCAGCAACCTCGGAGACAAACGATGACAGCCATCTCTTCTAAGCCTATGTTTCCCCACGCCATAGACAGCACCATGCTTGCGACCTTCCGGTCGTGTCCGCAGAAGTTCTATCGCCAGTACCTTCAGCACTGGAAGCCCAAGGCTGAAAGCGTCCATCTGGTCGCCGGAGGGGCGTTTGCCACTGGGATTGAAGTCGCACGCCGTGCGTTTTACGAAAACGGCGCAACCCGCGAAGAGGCCGAGGCCGCTGGCCTGCACGAGCTCTTGTTGCATTACGGTGACTTCGAGTGCCCGCCCGAAAGCGCCAAGTCCCCTGAACGCATGGCCGGTGCCCTCGAGTTCTACTTCTCCAATTACCCTCTGGGTGATGACGGAATGGAGCCGGTTCGCTTCGCAAATGGCAAGCGCGGAATTGAGTTCTCCTTCGCAACGCCCTTGCCCATCAACCATCCGATCTCCGGCGATCCGCTGCTTTACACCGGCCGCGCCGACATGATCGCGGAGTTTGCTAACGGCATCTACGTCGTGGACGAAAAAACCACTTCCAGCCTCGGCGCGTCCTGGGCAAAGCAGTGGGAAATGCGCGCACAGTTCACCGGGTATTCCTGGGCTTGTCAGGAGATGGGCTTGCAACCCGCAGGCACTATCATTCGCGGCGTGTCCATCCTCAAAACCAAGTACGACACGCAGCAAGCCATCACTTACCGCTCGCCGTATGAAGTCACCCGCTGGCTTGAGCAAACGGTCCGTGACATCGAGCGTATGCAGCGCATGTGGCGCGACGGCTGGTACGACTACGCCCTTGACCATGCTTGCGCCGAGTACGGCGGCTGCTCGATGCAGCGCATTTGCAAATCCCCGGACCCCGAGTCCTGGCTGCCGATGTACTTCGAGCAACGAGTCTGGGACCCGCTGTTGCGTCAGGAAATGACGCTCGAGCAGTACGAAGCGAGCTGGGAGGGTGAGAAATGAATTTCATTCGCTTGACCGGAACGGATGGAGATGCCCTGTTCATCAACCTTGACCACGTGACTGGCCTTGGTCGACTTGATGGGGAAGACCACACTTGGGTGCAGACAGTTGACGGAGAAAGCTTCGCTGTGAAGGACACTCCCGAGTCAATCTTGCACCATTTCCCCGCGCATTACCCCGTTGTAACATCCCGGAAATAACCCATGCCTGCTCACTACTTCCTCGGCTCCAGGTTGTTAGGCACCTCCTCCCGCACACCTTGGTGGGACGACGTTCAGCTCGCAAGCGCCAGCGTCGCCCTGATCTGCCCCACCTGCGGGGATGTCTGGGGCCGCGTAGCCATCGAAGGTAAGGAATGGACCTGCCTCCGCCGTGGCTGCGCCAAGCACCCTTACAGCCTTTACGAACATGCCAATGGCAGTTTCCTCCCATCATGGCTTCACCGCTATGACCATCTCCCGCCGGAAGTTCTCCGGCATGAACTCAACCTTCTCTTAAAGGAATTTCCTGATGAGCACTCAAGTCCAGCGCAGCCATAGCCGCTTGGTCAGCGACCTTGCCAAAAACGGCCAGCACATCATCACCGACCTCAATCCAACCAAAGCCCACCTTCTGCACATGGCCGTGGGCCTGGCAGGGGAAGTTGGCGAAGTCATCGACGCACTCAAGCGTCATTCGATCTACGGCAAGCCCCTGGACCGTACCAACGTCATCGAGGAACTTGGCGACATCGAGTTCTACCTCGAAGGCATCCGTGCAGCCCTCGACATTTCCCGCGACAGAGTTATTGAGGCAAATATCGCAAAACTGCGCAAACGCTACCCCGAGGGCGTGTATACTAACGTTGCCGCAATCGTGCGCGCAGACAAAACTTGAAAGGTTCAATCATGACTGACTCAGTGAAATCAGTTCTTCCCGGCTTCAACGTCCTTTTGATGGGCCCAGCCGGTACTGGCAAAACCCATTCCATCGGAACGCTTGTCGATGCTGGCGTCGAAGTATTCTACCTCGCACTCGAGCCGGGTTTGGAAGCCCTTCTGGGCTACTACACCGACTCGGGCAAGCCTATTCCCGACAACCTACACTGGCACACGCTCAAGGCCCCGACCGCGAACTTTGCAGACCTGCTCGACGCCGCGACGAAGGTCAATCAGCTTTCGCTCGATTCCCTCGCCAAGATGCAGGACCCTTCGCGCTCCAAGCATAACCAGTTCATCGAACTGCTCAAGGCCTTGAACGACTTCCCCGACGACCGGACAGGCAAGACTTTCGGCGCTGTCAACTCTTGGACCCCTTCGCGTTGCCTGGTAATCGACGGAATGACTGGCCTCAATCGTGCGGCCATGTCCCTGGTCATCGGCGGTAAGCCGGTCAAGTCGCAATCCGACTGGGGCATCGCCCAAGACCAGATCGAAAAGCTATTGCGAATGCTGTGCGACAGCTGCCCTTGCCACATGGTAGTCATCGCTCATATCGAGCGTGAAACCGACATGATCCTCGGCGGAGTCAAGCTCATGGTCGCCAGCCTCGGCAAGGCCCTTGCCCCGAAGATCCCTGCCATGTTCAGCGACGTTATCCTCGCCACTCGCCAGGGGACCAAATGGTCCTGGGACACGGCCAACGTCCAAGCCGACCTCAAAACCCGCAACCTTCCGATCAAGGCCGACAACGAGCCGTCCTTTGTGCCGATTGTCGCCAAGTGGAAGGCGCGTGGGGGTGTGGTATGAGCTTACAAAATCACGCCAAACGGGAGTTCAAAGCCTGCGGCTACACGCCGGTCGACGAAGCACAAGAAGATGGTCCGAATCTCTGGATTCAGCAAAACGTTCTTGAGCTGCTTGAAGTCTTCGCTAATCAAGGGCATAGCGGAAGTTCCGCGCCGTACTGCATCCAGATGTTTTCGAAGCTTGCGATGTTCGAGCCGCTTATCCCGCTGCAAGGCACGGATGACGAGTGGAACGAGGTTAGTGAAGGAGTCTGGCAGAACAACCGCTGCAGTCATGTCTTTAAGCAAACTGACCGCTTCGACGGCCAAGCTTACGACATTAACGGCAAGGTCTTCCGCGAACCTTCGGGCGCATGTTACACTGGCCGCGAATCCGCAGTCCCTGTCACGTTCCCTTACACACCAAAAACAGAATACGTCGATGTGCCCGCAAGTGATGAAACAAACACTTGACAAGCTGGGCCGCATTCCGTAACATCCAAAATCCCCCGCATGACGGCGCGCCGCTGGCTGTAACCGGGGTTTCTTTTCAGCGGCATTTTCAATCAACCTTCCTTTCAGGAGCTTTCAATGTTCAATCCCGATCAATTCCTTGACATGCAAGTCACCGACTCCAACGACACTAAGTTGGTTCCGGTTCCCGTTGGCGAGTACACTGCCGTGATCGAAGAAGTCAAATGCCGTCAGTGGCAGTCCAAAAAGGACCCGTCCATGTCCGGCCTGACCCTCGACATGCAATGGTCCGTCGATGACTCCGCTGTCAAAGAGCTCTTGGGCCGCGACAAGGTCACCGTCAAACAAGGCATCATGCTCGACCTGACCGACTCCGGTGGCCTGGACATGGGCAAGGGCAAAAACATCGGCCTGGGCCGTCTGCGTGAAGCCCTCGACCTCAACAAGCCCGGTCAACCTTTCGCCTTCAGCATGCTGGCTGGTCGCGTTGCCAAAGTGGCTGTGAGCCACCGCATCGACGGTGACAACATCTACGCTGAAGTCAAGGGCGTGGCGAAACTGGCGTAAACCTCAGTTTGGGTTGGGGGTTCCCGGCCGCTGAGTAGCGTGGCCCCGGCTATACGGGGCGCTTCAAGGAAGTGCGTTCCGCGAAAGCTGAGACGGTTCGATGCCCACCGCAAAGAGGGGAAAGTCCAGCGTCCGCCAGTTGTGCGGCAAAGTCTAAGCGCAGCGCACTTCCTTGAGGCCCGGCAAGGGAGCCCCGGAGGGACAATTTGCAGTTGCCACCTTCCGGCTTGCCGGGCTTCTTCTTTTTCAATTCGCTAAGGGCATTTGCCAGTGAAACACCAAGAATCTCAAACACCCACGGATTTACAAAACGGCCTACAACGCGCCGAATCCGTTCGGGCACCCATCCCCCCATCCCGCCGCATCATCGCCACCACGGCCCGATTCTACGGGTTGCCGGGCATTTGCGCCGCCGATTTCCCCCCATCCCTCAACCACCGGAGTAACTCCCATGAATATCATCCAGCTTTCCCGAATCGTCATCAAGCCTGAGCGGCAGCGCCAGGAATTCGACCCCGAGGCCCTGCAAGAACTCAAGGTCAGCATCGAAGATCGCGGGCTTCTCCACCCGCCAGTTCTGCGTCGCGAAGGTGAGGACTTTGTCCTTGTCGCTGGCGAACGCCGACTCAAGGCCATCTCCGAAATCTTCGAACTCGGCGGACGCTTCAGCTACAATGGCCAGACGTTCGAGGACTGGTCAGTCCCCTTTACCGACATTGGCGAGCTGTCTACTCTCGAAGCTGAGGAAGCCGAACTCGACGAAAACCTCAAGCGACGCGATCTGACTTGGCAAGAGCACGCGGCAGCGGTGTCCCGGCTTCACGCCCTCCGCACCGCTCAGCGCGATGCCCATGTCGCCAAGACCACCCTTGCCTTCGGCCAAGCCGTTGCAGCCGCAGTCCCCGCCCACACCGTAGCCGATACTGCCAAGGAACTCACAGGCCGCACCGACGGCTCCTATCAAGACGCAGTCCGCAAGGAACTGATCGTCGCCCGTCACCTCGACAACCCGGCTGTGGCCAAGGCCAAGTCTGCTGATGAAGCGTTCAAAATCCTCAAACGTCAGGAAGAACAGAAAAAGAACCTCGAACTCGCGGCAGCCGTGGGCATGACCTTTTCCGCCGACAAGCACAAGGCCTTCAACACCAACTGCCTGACCTGGATGGCCGACCCTGCCAATGTCGGGAAGTTTGACGTTATCCTCACCGACCCGCCTTATGGCATGGGTGCGCAGGACTTTGGTGATGGTGGTGGTAAGTTCGATGGCATCGAGCACCATTACGACGACTCTTACGAGCACTGGAAAAAGCTCATGACCGAGTGGTCGAAGCTGTCTTTCGTCGTGGCGAAGCCTCAGGCCCATGCCTATGTCTTCTGCGACATTGATAACTTTGGTGAGTTGAAGGCTATGATGCGCGAAGCTGGCTGGTACGTGTTCCGCACTCCGCTGATCAACTTCAAGACAAATTCCGGCCGCGTGCCCTTGCCTGACCAAGGCCCGCGTCGTCAGTACGAAATCCTGCTCTACGCAATCAAAGGTAAGAAAACCGTCACCCACATCTACCCTGACGTCATTTCCACCCAAGCCGACGACAACATGACTCACGGAGCGCAAAAACCAGTGTCCTTGTACCAGAACCTTCTCCAGCGCAGCGTTCGTCCCGGGGACTCCGTTCTTGACTGCTTCGCTGGCACGGGTACAATTTTCCCTGCAGCCCACGGTATGCAATGCGAAGCAACTGGCCTCGAACTCAATCCCGAGTACTACGCCATGTGCCTCAAGCGTCTCCAAGACGTCAAACTCCAAGATCAACTTTCCCTGGTGTAATCATGACTGACCTCAACCAAACCCTCGAAGAACGCGGCAGCCGTTACGGCACTTTTGGCGGCCATGCCCGTGTCACGCAGGACCTTAAGTCCATCATCGCCCTTCACCTCGAAGAACGGGATAAGGTGCTTGCCCCTGACATGCAGGAAGCCCTGGACATGATCTGCCACAAGATCGGAAGAATCGTCAACGGTGACCAGAACTACGACGATTCCTGGATCGACATTGCTGGCTATGCCCAGCTTGTTGTCAAACGTTTGCAAGGAGCACCGGTATGAGCTTACGCCCTTCGGGGCCTTGCCCTGCGCGAATCATGCTTGTCGGGGAGTTCCCTGGCGAAGCCGAAGTCGCGCGTGGTGAGCCCTTCGTCGGCTATGCCGGCCAGGAACTATCGAAGATGCTGCAGGAAGCTGGGATCATGCGGTCCGAATGCTTCATCACAACAGTCGTCCGTGTCAGGCCGCCAGCCAATGACATTGACAACTTTATCGCTGCGAAAAAATCCGCCATCACCACCAGCCATAACATCTGGCGCGACAAGTTCGTCTTGCCTCCAGTTCGTGACGGTGCGGAGCTTTTGAAGCGCGAAATCGAGATGTGCCAGCCGCATGTCATTATTGCTTTCGGCAACGTTGCGCTGTGGGCATTGACAGGCGAATGGGGGATTACCTCCTGGCGCGGCAGCATGATGCAAACAGACCTTCCTTTGGCCCTTGACTACAAACCGAAGGTCATCCCGACTTACAGCCCAGCTGCGATTATGCGGCAATGGTCCTGGCGTCAGGTGATGGTTCACGACCTGCGACGGGCGAAAGGCGAGGCAGCGAAGCGGGAGTTATACACCCCGAATTACAACTTTGTAATCCGCCCGGATTATACCACAGTCGTCACCGTCCTGGACCAGCTCTATCGCCAAGTCTGCGAACGCCCTGGCAAGATTTCCGTGGACATCGAAACCCGCGCAGGGCACACTGCTTGCATCGGACTTGCTTGGACCAAGCTCGACGCCCTTTGCATTCCCATCATGTGCGTGGAGCGTCGCGACGGGTACTGGCCGCTTGAGCAGGAAGCGCAAATCTCCTTCGCACTTTACAAGTTGCTAACCCATCCGAACTGTGAAGTCATCGGCCAGAACTTCTCTTACGACGCGCAGTATTTCTTCCGCCACCTGCACTTCATCCCCAACCTTAAGCGCGACACCATGCTCGCCCAGCATTGTATGTTCTCCAACATGCAAAAGGGTTTGGACTTCCTTTCCTCCATGTACTGCGAGTACCATTCCTACTGGAAAGACGAAGGCAAGGAGTGGGATGTTAAGATGGACGAGGATCAGCTCTGGACCTACAACTGCAAGGATGCTGTCATCACCTTTGAAGTCGATACCGCACAGCAAGCCGCCATCGACGTCATGCGCTTGCGCGATGTTCACGAATTCCAGCAGCGACTGTTCTGGCCAGTGCTCGACACCATGAACCGTGGCCTTCGCGTAGACATCCCCCAACGCGGACAGTTTGCCTTCTCCCTCCAGGAGGAAATCGCCAAGCGCGAGCAATGGCTGATCGACGTCCTCGAAGAGCCGCTCAACATCAAGTCCCCTTTGCAGATGAAACGGATGTTCTATGAGACGCTCGGGCAAAAGCCGATACTTTCTCGCAAAACTGGTACTGTCACTTGTGACGACGAAGCT